CACGAAAAGAAGGATTTTGCACTATGCAGCAGGCTAATACAAACGCCAATGAGTCGCGCTGGCTACCACTGAAAACTTTTTGTGAACGCGCCGGAATTCCCCTAAGACGCGGTCGCTATTATGTAAGCGTCGGTAAAATAAGAATTAAACCAAAAGAAAAGCCAGGTGAACGCGTGTACGTGGATTGGCTTTCTTGGAATCACGGATAATTTAATTACTTAACGTGAACGTAGTGCACATTGTGTGTTCGTGAAGGGGCTAGAACAATGTTTGATTATCAGACCTCCATACATCCCTGCTTTGATACTGCGTGCCGCCGTTTCTCCTTGGCGCACAATCTGACTGAGATTGCCGGTGTTGTGGGCATCACTGCGCAGGTATTACGGAACAAGCTGAATCCAATGCAGCCACATCGTTTAACCATTGTGGAGCTGATTACCATCACGGATCACACCGATGATTCAACGCTGCTTGATGGCTTGTTGGCCCAACTTAATTGTTTGCCCGCCGTTCCGGTGAACGAAGCAAAGCCTGACAACTTCCCCACTCATGCACTCAGTGCAACGGCCGCAATCGGCGCTATCGCCGGTGAAGCCATATCCGCTGCGCCTATGACGCAACTCCGTAGAAACGCCATTTTAGACCGCGCCAATCAGGCGATCCGCGATCTGTCCTTGCTCGTTGTGTCTGTTGAGTCGCGTTTTCACACCACGCCAGTGCTGGCATCTGCAATGGACGTTTTAAGTTCATGCGGCGTTATGCCTGGCCTGAACTGAGGCTATTCGATGAAAGTTTTCGCACAACTATTAAAGCAGCAATCGCCCACCGCACAGTTGCAAAGCTATGGCCACGGCTGGCTTGAATTGCCAAACGGTCAGCGCTGGCAACCAGCAGCCAGCAAAGTGGCGTTTCTAAGTGGTTGCCGTCACCCGATGGTGAAGATTAAGCGCCGCCCTTGGTGGTTACGCCTGATGGGATTAAGGAGGTAAGCGTGGAACAGCAATTACCGAAATGGATTAGTGAAGCCAGAAAGATGATTTTAGGCGCTGAAAACAGGGTGAAACATTATTGGGAAAATCTTCCCGAAGATGAACGCCGCGATCTCTGTTTCCTCTCCAAGCTGAAAAGCCGCCATGTGAAATGTGCCTGGGAAAATTTGACCGAGGCAGAAAAAATTGCGCTGTGGCAGGGCGTTTTGAAGGTCAGAAAAATGCAGCAACAAACCCGTTCGCTGACGCCGGAGGATTTCAAAGGCGTTGTTGTTTGTAGTGTTAGCCGCCGAGCTGACGAACAAGAAAATTCAAATCCGATGCACTGAGGCAAGTATGAAAATCATCACCGTAGACGAAATTGGTTTGATCGAATCATTCGCAGCTTTTGGCGTTAAGTTCAATTACAGCCGTTTGTTCCTGAGTAAATGCCACGTGTCAAAAGGCCGCGTTGCGCTGACGCCTTTCATGTTCAATGACACGGTTCACCTTGATAACCCGCATCAATGGTTTGCGGCCAATGCTGCATTTTGGGTTCGCGCCTATCGTGAATCTGAAACGTTGCTCGAACAAATCGAAACAATGGCCAGCATTCGCGCCCTGTATTTTTTGGCCGGTTCTTTGGGGCAAGGTCATGCTCATGCGCTGATCAGCACCTGGTTTGATACGACCAAGGAATTGCACGGCATGGGGGCGCTTAACCTGTCACCGCTTGCGCCGCTGCCTAAAAAGTACGAAACAGCTATTTCCCCACTTAGTTTCCATTAATTAAACCCCTGAACGCCCACGGCTTCCATTAGGTTGCCGGGGTTTCGTGCTGCCTAAATTTGGAGTAATGCCATGCAGATGAAACGTAATGACCGCAACCAACTTCCAGCCCTTTGGTGTGGATGGGATGCCGCAAAAGCCGCCTGTGACCAAACCGTAATATTAAAGGCGCACGCGCTGAGGCAATGGCTAATGCTGCTGTGAAATATTCCGGCCGCCTGGATCGTCTGGCTTCTCATATTGAGAATGAAGGGTTTAGCGCCGCTGAAATCGTTGAGCTGTTACGCCAGGAATCAGAGCATTTTGCCCGCGCTGGCCAGGGTGGTGGTTTATGAAAACCGTATTGAAATGGGCGGGATCCAAGGTTCGAATCATTGAGGTGTTGAAGCGTCATTTACCCGCAGGCCAGCGCCTTGTTGAGCCGTTTGCAGGTTCCTGCGCAGTGATGATGAATACGGATTACCCGGCTTACTTTATTGCTGATGCAAATCGCGATCTGATCGATATGTATAAGCTGATTGCGGAGCAACCGGCCGCGTTTATCCAGGCGGCTGAGGCGCTTTTTGAAACGGGAAATACTGAGGCGGAATATTACCGTTTACGCTTTGCATTCAATTCAAAAAAGGCCGGTGATATAGACCGCGCCCCGCTTTTTCTCTACCTCAACCGTCACTGTTTTAACGGGTTATGCCGGTACAACAAAAGGGGCGAATTCAACGTTCCTTTCGGCAAATACAAAAAGCCGTACTTTCCGAGAGATGAAATTCTGGCATTCGCTGAAAAAGCCAAAGTGGCCACGTTCCTTTGTGGGAATTACAGCGAAGCATTGAAAGCCGCGCAAGCTGGCGATGTGGTTTATTGCGATCCGCCGTACCTCACAGAGACAGCCAATTTCACCGCTTATCACTCTGACGGATTCGGGCATGAAGAACACGGCAGGTTAGCCAGGAGCGCACGCCGTTTGGCTGGCCGTGGCGTGCCGGTGGTCATTTCTAACAGTGATACAGATATGGTGCGTTATCTCTATAAAGATTTTTCCATCAATAAGATCACCGCGCCGCGCAGTATAGGGGCGGCGGCCGGCAGCATCAAATCTGCCCAGGAGGTGATTGCAACCGTGGCGTTGGATTGCTAAATGGCATCTTTCGTTAACGGGCAGCATCATGAAACCCGCCAGTGGCAGCAAGAGCAATTTGCCCCTGGCGCACCTTCTGGGATTAGCCTGACTGAACGCCAGTTATGGCATATCAACAAAGACGATCACGCATGGCGTGCTGAGTATTTGGCAGAAATGCCAAATTACTTGGCGCGCTATTTTGGCGATCGATACAGCAAGTTAATGGAGACTGGCCAGAATGGCCGCCGCCGTGCCAATACATTTTTACGTACTACATTGGGCAAAAATGTATTGCCACGTCTGCGCGAAGTTCGCAAACAGTACGCAACGGATTTCCAGGGCGCGGGCGGTGTGCATATTCCGTTTGCCAAGGATATGGAAAAACTCCCAGGCTTTGATCGTGACGACGTGCGCAACCTGGCGCACCGTATCGCAGATTTTATGGCCGAGTGCTTCAATGATTTTATCCGCACGGCTTTCCTGGAAGATTCCAAATCACCCGAAGAATTAGAGTGGCGTGCGACAGCTGCTTACCGTCATTTGGCTGAGCTTGTGAACCAGTTCAGTATCACGCCGCCTTATTGGCATTCTTTCAAAGCGGGCAACAACTTCACGGCGCGTAATGCTGAGTCGGGTTTGCTGCGGATGATGGCACCGGAATGGTGGCGCGGTAAGTTGAAACGAAGCCGTGATCTGCTGCGTGAACATATGGCCATTGCCGTTGGCCAGGTGCAAAAGGCTGCATCGGCTTACGTTAGCCGTTCCACTCAAGGGGAATGGGTGGAGCAAAAGAAACGTAACCGCGAATTCTTTAAAGCCTGTGACATGCAAAACCTTGATACCGGCGAACGTAAATCATTGGCCGAATTGGTGGACGGCAGCAACGCTAACCCCGCAAAACGTCGCTGCGAACTGATGGTTCGTATGCGTGGGTTTGAAGATTTGGCCACTGAAATGGGGATGGCCGGAGAGTTTTACACGATCACCGCGCCGTCAAAATATCACGCCGTGCATAGCAAGGGCGGGTTCGTGTCTCAGTGGAACGCGGCCAGCCCGCAGCAAACACAAAAATACCTTTGCGGAGTGTGGGCAAAAGCCCGCGCTGCGTTTTCCCGCGCCGGGATCCACGTCTTTGGTTTTCGCGTAGTCGAACCGCATCACGACGGGACGCCGCACTGGCATATGCTGCTGTTTATG